CAATTTTTGCTCAAAATCATATCCAGAAACTTCTTTATATTTAGTTTTAAGAAGATTAATTACTTCTTTATCGTTTATATATTCAGATTTAAGTCCATATATTCCTAAATTATTTTTTGCTATTTGGAATAAATCAATTCTTTCTTCAAGATTTAATCCACATATTAAATCATTTTCAGGATCCACAATAAATCACTCATTTAAATATTTAGACACGGCTTCACGTAAGATAAATGACCGTGAACGCTGTTTACTTTCTGCAATTTTATCTATTTTTTCTAGTTCTTCTTCTTCTATATCAAAACAAGCTTTAGTTTTCATGATGTTCACGTTCATAGTATCACCTCTCTACTTTTATTATTTTCTATATATCCTTAGTTTAGTATCTATTTTTATATTAAATATACTTTTCTATTCTATTCTATTAGAAACTATTATATACTATTATAATAATATAGTAACTTGCAAGAGAAAAACTAATTTTTCTTCATTCTCTTGCCATTCCCTCCAAATGGATGGAATGAACTTCAAAAAGAAAAGGGGATGAGAAGAAAATGAATAAAACAGAAATAAGGAAAATAATTCAAAAAGAAGCTAAAGAAGGCGACTACTGGATATTTGAACATGGTGTAAGGATAAGTAAAGCTGTTATAGACTACTTAGCAGATTATAAAGGTGCACATGCCCTGAATGAGATAATCCATAGAACAGTATTTGTAACATTTCACAGTGGTATGAAAACTGTTAAAGAATTTCACGTTAAATACGCAGTTCAAGAATTGGATCGGGAAGGAATGGAAGCAGAATCTGAAGCTTTAGATGCTATGGAACGTGGAATCGTTGAATGTGAAACCGCCTATGAAGAAGATTCTGACTATTTTTTAAGTGTGAGGGGGTTCTAAGATGAATGAATGCCTTACCTGCAAACATCGAGGATCTGTACCAAATAGTAGACATAGCAGCTGCAAACATCCGATCGTAGAACAATACATTGGTAATCATGAGGATTTAATGCTAATTTTTGATGGAATTGTAAATAAACACAAGATTCCCTGGATTCATGAAAACCTGAAAGTTGTATTAGATGAAGATGCTTTCGCGGAAGGATGGGCTTCCTGGCCTTTCAACTTCGATCCAATCTGGTTAAAAAGTTGCACTGGATATGAAGGTGATGAATAATGACTCGGAGCATGAGAAACGATAGAAGACATTTCGTTAATGCAATCTGTAAAAAAACAACTACTGATTGCCCTAATTGTGAAGAAGATGTTTTATGGGAATGTCCTAGAGGTTTTATTTGTGTTAAATGTGGTTATGAATCAAATTTAGTTAAAATGGGGGCTAAGTAAGATGCTAATTATCCAAATAAGCACTTTAGGAATTGAAGATGACATCAGAGAAGCCATCGAAGGAACATTACCTGATGATGTCATGCAAAGATTAGACAGTTACGGTGTTTCTGATGGAGTAGTCCAGGCTGTGAAAAAAGCAGTTTTGGATAGGGAAGTCCTATGCAACTGTGATATGGATAAATCAATGCAGAGGGTGATTGGATGATGGAAACTAAAAAGAAACTCTTAGATGCAGCTGGTAAATATTTCTTCCAAAAAGCATTAGAACGAGAGGGCATACAAATCGGAGCACATTGGGAAAGAAAAGGAAATAGGAGTTATAACAAGTAGGTGATTTCTGATGACAAAAAAAGGAATTAACAGAGTTACCATTAGCATTCCTGAGAAGTTAGATCTGAAATTCAGACAAAAAGCATGCACCAAATTCAAGTTTAAAAGAGGATGGTATGGTTTAGCATTTATGGAAGGGATGAGGCTTTGGTTGAACAAAGAAATCCAATTAAAGCAAATAAAAGAATCTAAACGGGATTTCAGTCTTTTAAGCAGCATTCCATTAACTAATGAAAATGAAATTGAACAGGTGATTTAAATGATGGATCATATTGCAGAAGAAGAAGCCAGTAACATGGCAGCATGCATTCATACCATGCATGAATGTGGAATAAACCAGGATGAACCGGATAAAGACTGCGAGCTTATGGAATGCAGATTCTGCTGCAGTTTAAGGAAGGATAAAATATGAAAAATGTTACATATTTTTTTCCTTTGAGTAACGGCCTAGACTTCACTTTAATCGATGCAGAAGATTATGAAAAAATTAAAAACCAGAAATGGCATTTACACCATGACCGTAAACGACCTGATAATTTAAAATATGCCCGTAAAAGGTATGGAAATGGGCATATTCTGTTACATAGACTTATTTTAAATCCGCATAAATTGAAACAAGTCGATCATATTAATGGAAATGGGTTGGATAATCGAAGGGAAAATCTTAGAATTGTTACGGGTAATGAAAATGGTCAAAATAGGCACCATCCACGAAGCAGTCAATATCCTGGTGTTTGTTTTTGTAAACAAACAGGAAAGTGGATTTCTCAAGTTCAATATGATAATAAGAAATATTGGTTAGGACGTTTTAACACATCGAAAGAAGCCCAAGCAGAATATCAAAATGCATATAATGCCCTTATAAATGGGGAAAAGGTTATTATTAAAAAACCCAATTTCACAAGTCGATTTAAGGGGGTTAGTTGGAATAAGAATGTTCAAAAATGGCAGGTTCATATCACGATTAATAAAAAAAGTAAAAATCTGGGTTATTTTAAGTCAGAAGAAGCTGCTTCATTAGCTTATATTAAAAAAGCTGTGAAAATTAGTGAAATAATTCAAGAAAGGTATATTGGAATTTTAGATTCTGATGTAATTAAATCTATGAGGAGATGTTTGAAATGAGTGAACGAACACGAAGACGAGCAGATTTACTCAGACCACGCCAGAAAGATCCTTACATCCAAGCTTATGATTATTTCACAGCCAGACCTGCAATTATCATTTTAGCATTATTAATTGTTATGTGGGCTGCGATCATAATCTGGAGCTTTGAATTAATGACACTCGCAAGTATTGGAGGTGGTTAAGGATGGAATGTCCTGTATGTGAAAATCAAATGAAAGAACACATATCCCACTTTAAATGTGGTAAATGTGGAACTGTGATGAATAAGACCACACCCGCACCAAGAGATTTACGGAAACAAGAAGTCCAAAGCCTTTATAATGAAACTTTCCATTTCTTATTTCTCTTATGGCGATTTGTGGTGTTTAGAATTGCTTATAAAATTGTGGGGGATTAAAGATTTTCATTTGGCTGCCAGTTGAAGGAAATTTCATAATTAAACCCCCAAACTTTTATTAAAAAAAATCCTTCTCTTCGTCTTACTACAAGACTGGCAGCCTCCTAAATTCATTGCCTGTATAACATAGTTTGGTGATGTGCTCGGCCTGTAACCGAGAAACGGGGGTTCGATTCCCTACTGGCTTATATTTTAATTAAAAATTAAGGAGGTATTGAAACGGGACGGAAAAAAACAAGACAAAATAGTAAAGGAATTCACATGAACATTGATTTTGACCTTTATAAGAAATCTAAAACGTTAATTCCTGACCGTACTAAGGACTATGAAGATTATCTTAGAAGAAAAATAGCAACCAGTAATCGAGCAGAAATTATCAAAATGGAAATTGATGAACTAGATATGAAAAAACAGGAATTAATGAAAGAATATGACCGAGAAATAGGTTTAATGTCTGTTGAAGATGAATTGAAGGGTGAAGATATAAACAAATTAACATTTGCATTAAACACTGTTTTAAAAATTATAGATAATGATGGTAGTATTGGTTTGGATAGAATTGAAGAAATAGCTACAGTTCAAGATATTAGTTTCTCGGAGTTAAAAAGTGCTATTCCTGATTCTATGGGTGATAAAATTCTTAAACATCATTTACACACTGTTCAAGGGAGGAGTAAATATGATAGCCTCATTTAAATTTGAACTTAATTTTTTATGTATTTCATGTACACGAAATACATTGAATACACGAAATCCGGATCTACCTTCGTATCTATTATTATATATTATATTATTAATTATTATATTTTTATTATTAATTTATTTATTATTTATTAAGGTGATTTAATGAGTTCTCCTATGGCTAAACCGATTTTTAAATCATGTCCCCACTGTAATGATGGTGTGATAAGTCAGTGGTATTGGACTTATGAAGAAAACGAATCTGAAAGAGGACTTAAAGCGGTTGAGTGTAGTTGTGAATTGGATCCTTTGGAGTTAGGTTTGGGTTATTATGCTGATTGGAAAGCTGATCCTAATAATTTTTATCCTCAGAGACCTTTGAAAAAGGTTGCATCGAAAACTGAAGAGGAGTTATTATCTACGGTTCCGCCTAGTAAACGGGTTGCACGCTCATAGAAATTTTTATGAGAGAAAAAAAGCAGGTGATTTAGTTGAATAATGAAGAAATTAAAAAAGAATTAGATGGCAGTGGCTTATCCTTAGTAGCTGTTTTAGGGAAAGCTAAGAGGACTTGGGGTGATAGTAAAAAAGTTATAGAGTACACTGATAAGCTCTCCAGGGATGAGCAGAAAATATTTGCAGAGGATACTTACCTTGCAGGTTTGGTTTTAGAGAAAATTCGGATCGATAGTGAGATTGTGGAGCATATTGATAAAACTGTCCAAAACTACCGGCTGCAAATGATTAAGAATGATATTGAGGAAAAAAAGGAAGCTGAAGAGATGGCTATTAAAAATGAAGATAAAGGATGGAAATCTCCAAAAGAGTTAGGGCTGGTGGAATAAATGACTGAAGCAAAAACTGAGAAAAAAGAATGGGTTAAAGTTCCGAGCAAATCTGGTGTTTGGAAAGGTGAATCTATAGGTGATCAGTTAGAAGGAATCTATTTAAGAAGAGTTTTAAGTCCGTTCCGTGGAAGGGATAACTGGAAGTATTGTATTGAATGTGATCACCCTATAGCTGTTGATGGAGTTGTTACTGTTTTCGGTACTACCGGTTTGAACAGTGCTATGGATGACATACCAACTGGTTATAAGATTAAAATTATTTACCAGGGTGAGAAACCTGCCAGCGACCCTATGCATAAAGCGTTCAAAAAATATGATGTTTATGCGGAAATCAGTAAAAAGGATCCATTATATTTGAAATTATATCCTGTAGAGTTTAATGAGAATAATAAACCTCATAATTCAGAAATGAAAACAGCTGAAGACAGAGAGGCACGTAACACAATAGATCATTATATTGAAGTCATGAAAGACCAGCATTTGGTGATTACCTGCGAAGCTGTTATTGTGTATATTAAATCTGATCCTGATTTTGATGAGAATAGTGAGGATATGACCAGGGTTAAATTCGAGTTAATGAGGATGCATAAAGCCGGTGAAATTAAACGAGCTAAGGAGATTGATTAAATGGTTTATAAGAATATGGCTGAAGTTTTAGTAGGTGTTTATCAGAAACTTCAAAAGAAACGAGATAATTTACAAAGTAAAAAATCTGAATTAGGTTTTCGTTTAACATTGTTGGAACATTCAAAGTATGCAGGTTCTCCAATGTGTGAAGATGTTGAAAAAGAGCTTAATAAAACTGAATGTAGCCTAGCAGATGTGAATGCTGAACTGGAATTAATCGAAGAAAAAATCAATGGTGGAGCTTCTTTAGACCGTTTTATACTCAATGATGAGGATTTAAAGAAGGTGGAAGATAAGCTGAATGAAGAAAATGATGATCTTGAAGTTGGAATATCTAGAGTTGAAGACTAAGAATGAGTTATCCTAAGAATACAAGAATCAAAGCTGGTTATGATCTGTACCAACGGAAAGGTACAGTTACTATTCTCTTTTTTGATGATACAATGGTCCAGGCTGAAGTTAAAAATAGTAAGGGAGATACTGAATTTGTCACTTGTATAACTGCTTATTGGAGATGCACGTGTGATGACTGGGTTAACCGTTGGAAGCTCATTGAAGGAGCTTTTTTCTGTAAACATTGTTTAGATGTGTTGCTGGAAATATCATATAGGTTGAATGAGGATTTAGAGATGGTGGGTTAAATGATTGAATCAAAAGATTGCAATGACTTATTTAATTTTGAAGAGTTTTACACGTATATGAGTTTTTATGATCCTAATCTATTGCATGATTCCGGTTTAGAGAGGTTGGTTTAAATGAATATTATGGATAAGGGAACTGTTTTAACAGGTACACGAACTCGTAATGGTGAAGTGGAGTTTTTTTATACAGTTCAATTAACTAAAAAGCAGTATAAGGAATTTAAGCATGATTGGAGTTTTACAGGAGCTACTAATAAATGGGAAAATGTTTTAAAAAAATTTGATAATGCAGGAATTAAAATTGAGGTTGTTGAATGATTAATTTTAGTTTATTTTTATTTTGGTTTGCGTCTTTTTTATCTCTTTTAGGTGCTTATTGGATAGCTGAAGGTAATAAAGCAGGTTTTTTAGTGTGGTGTTGCAGCAATCCATTAATTATATTGCAGACTTATTTATCAAATTCATGGAATCTTGTTTTTTTATATATTATATTCTGGATTTTAGCTGTAAGGGGTTATACTAAGGGAAGTGTTAATATTGGCGCGAGATGGACTTCATTTTTTGGAAAGTAAAAAGAATAGGAATATAATCAAGTCAATGGTTAATAAAAAAGAAGTAAATAATTCAGAGGTGGAAAATGTGGGAAAAGAATTAAATCCTCAGGAATGTCCGATTTGTGGTGGAGTTAAAAAATCTAATTGGGAAACGTGTATGGAGTGTAAGGAAAGGGAATTCAGGAATTTATTTGATGTTAAATTAAAACCTTTATTCGGTGAATATGATGAAATAATTACAAGCTTGATTAAAAGCCAGATTGACAAGCCAGTAGGTTATATTCAAAAGTTAACAGCGTTTCTAATTGATAATAAACTTTTAAATGTCCGTAGAGATGGTAATAAAAATTATTATACTTTACCTGGAAAAACTGTCGCGGAAGAAATTTCAAAACCAGTTGAAGAAATTAAGTCTAAAAATAGACCTATTGAATCACCAAAAACAGTTGCAAATACACCAGACCATAGAACTTATGCAGATCCTGAAAATACTCCTAAGACTACTACTCAAATTCTCCTTATCACTGAATTATTACCAAGTCTTATCAATGCTGCCTTGATAACGATAGATCCTGAGGATAATATCTTAAAAGCTGATTTTCCTCAGCAAAAATCATTATTGGACTTATATGAAACATTGCCGAATCATTTGAAAAGCTTAGTTAAACTCCATATCGATCAGGAAAGTACAGTTCAAAAAATTACTATTCCATTAGAAGGTTAAAATCTAATTTCTTTAGGGGCGGTGATTATGATAGATTGTAATACAGATCCGGGAAGACCTGTAGGTATGTTATTAAATTTATATAAAAATCCACAAAAAGGGGAATCTAAAAAACTTCAAGAAGATGCGAAACAGCAGCAGAGGTTATATGAACGGTTGAATTATGTTAATTATGTCGCTGAGGAGTTGAATATAAAGAATCACAGAAAAAGGATTAGACATATCATTAAAAATTTGGATAGTTTGAATGATTTATGTAAGCGTTGTAAATGGCAGACAATTGTAATTGCTATTGCTTTTTATGTGAAATGTTATTATCATAATTGCAAAACTAGCCAGATACATAGATATAAAGTATGTAGGGAGAATGATTTAACCCTTTCCACTTATTCTATGATTGTTACACGCTTGGCTGCTCAATTCCAGACCAATATATACTTATCCCCACTGTGTCCTACAGAGAAAGTAAAGAACAGTTCAATGTTGATGTAGTTTTCTCATGATAAGCTTATCAAAATTAAAGGGGGACATTACACCCCTTGGACATGGTGGAATGCAAACAGTTGGAAACAAACCTAAACATCACTTTAAATATAACCATGAATGGTTAAAAAAAGTGTTAAATAAGGAATGCCCCGATTGTGAAGAACAGATGACTAAAAAGGGCATTATAAGAAGCTGTACTAATTGCACATTGAAAATATATGGAAGCCCCATGCTGGTAGCTTATGATAAAATAACCATAATAAATCCTTATTACCTCGTAACTAAAGACCACTGCCCAGATTGTAATGGAACAGAATTTGAAGAAATATATAAACATGGCAACACTGTTTGTAAAAGCTGTGGATTGGTACTCGCAGGACCTGCTGACAATGATATTATATATCCTTGGCATTTGAATTTCTATGACACTGAACCCAAAAATCAGAAGAAAGTATTTATACAAAAGAATTGACTTTGACGGAACTTACGAGTTTCTTCAATTGAATCACCATATAAGGGGGATAGGTTTTTTTTTACTACTCGCTCAACATCTTTTTTCCTATCCCCTAAACTTTTAAAAGTTTTAATCAAAAATTCACGGTTAGGAAACTGTTTTATTTAGGAGGCGGTAAAATAGTTAAAGAAATTTCATTAACACAGGATAAAATTGCTTTAGTCGATGATGAAGACTTTAATTTTTTAAACCAATATAAATGGTTTGCTAAAAAAGATTCTAATAATGTATATTATGCATGTAGAAATGGAAGTCGTTCTAAAAAACCTAGACCATATTATAGGATGCATAGATGCATTTCTAATGCTACAGATGGTCAAGAATGTGATCATATTAATGGAGATGGACTTGACAACCGTCGCTGTAATTTAAGAATCGTAACGAGAAGACAGAATACTCAGAATAGACATGATGAAAGGTTTAGTAAATATCCTGGGGTAGTTAACAGTAAGAATGGATTTCGTGCTGTTATTAATATTAAGGGCAAAAATAAATATTTAGGTAGTTTTAAAAAAACCCCAAAAGGTGAAAAGAAAGCATTTGAAGCTTATAAAAATGCCGTCCATAAATTAACAGGTGAGAAGTTGATTTGTGAATTATAGATATCATAAATTCATGGTCGGAAAACTGTTTTATTTGGAGACGGTTTTAATACATCACTTTTTAAAAAAGGGTGCATCCAAATTATTAATTCACAGAATTTACTGGCATTTGTATAATCAAATGACTAAAAAACCCTGTTTTACATTAAAAATAGGTAATTGTGTAAATTTTTCCTTCCCTTCGGGGAAGGTTTAAACTCATCAATTCATTGATGAGATAGCTTTTTCTGCAATAAAAAGCCGATCTTAGATCACTTTGTGAGTGCTCTTTACTGCCATTTAGAGCACCTCCTCATTTTTAAAACCCTGTATGAGAGATTAATCACCTCTGTTTACATGCCATTATGGGGTTTTAATATTTAGTCTTACATCTGATAAATCCCCAAACCACCTACTATTTTACCTTACTCCAGATGTAGATATGGGTTTTAAGGACTTTCTCACCCTTAAAAACCTTTTTTTTTAATTCTCATTAAATTATCAAAACAACTTCATCAATTGATGAAAAATTTTTGCAAAAATATAAAACCTTTGGAGGTATAAAAATGACAAAATTTGAAAATAACACTGTACAAGTGATAGGAATAGGTGGAATAGCTGCCATAGGAATTGTAGCTTTGATCACCGGAAATAGTAATATAGGTTTAGTTGTAGTTTCCGGTATTATAGGATACTTAACAGCTCCAGCAGTTGGGAAAGCAGCCCCAGTGCTAGCAGCAGCGCTGCCGATTACACCAGTAGTTGATGAAACACCGGTAACTGATGGGGATGCATCAGATGATAATGTGGTAGTTCCAGATGCAGATTCTACTGTTATAACAGATCCAACTCTAGGTTCAACAACTGGTAATGGTGATGCAGCACAAGTTCAAACTCCAGTTGTTATAAACCCAAATGATGTAATTACACAGGCAATAAACCTTGTACAAAACAACCCAACATTACTTAATGATATAATAAATGTAGTAGGTGTCGTTTCAGGTGACCAGAACTTATTAGGTCAAGTGCAAACTGTCCTGAATAATAGTAATGGTGATTTGAATCTGATAAGTAATGGAATTGCAGCTGTTAAAAATTTAATTCCAAATGATAATACCGTTCCAGTTGGGGCCTGATTAGTTGGTAGTTATTAACTCCACTTATAAATCAAATCCTTTTAAGGAATATGAAGATGATTTTAATGAATTCGTGAATGATGCATATATAAGTGATATAAAACGGAGAATGGAGGAATGATATTTATGGTTTTAACTCAAACACAAATAGATGGATTACAAACACAATACACTGCTATGAGTGCAGCAGCTAAAGCTAATTTTGTAACCGCAATCTCAGCAGCTGCATCACCGAATGATGTAGTTGTAGCGGTGAAAGCAGTGGAAGATGAATTGGATGCTTTAGATTATTTAAATGATGTGATTAATAGGGAACAAGAATTAGTAGATGCGTCAGGTAATAGTGATGATGATTCGGATAGTACAACTGCAACAACTGATCCAACAGTAGCAGTAGACCTTAATGCTGCACCTGCAGATGCAAATTCAACCCCACCTGAAACACAAGCAACCACAGCTCCAGCAGAAACAAGTACACCAGTGGCTGAAACCGCCGCCCCTGCAGCTGCCACTATACAGGCCCCAGCAGCCCAGGATATAATAAACCAGGCCACTGCAGTAGTCCAAAATAACCCAGCACTATTACAGGATATAGTTAATGTTGCAAATACTGTAAAGGAAAACCCAGATTTATTAACCAAACTTGCATCAGTACTATCCAATGCACCTAATGGTGATCAGAATATAATCACTCAAGGTATTGTTGAAGTTAAAAATTTATTGACAGCTAGCCCTAAATAATCTCTTTTCTTATTTTTTTTTAGGAGGTTGGACGGCTATGGAAGATGAAATCGAAAAACAATTACTCAAAGATATGGATGGTAAACTACCAGAAAAAGTATGTCCAGCCCATAATGTTCTTATTCTCTATTTAATTAATACTAATAAAGAATTAAAAGGTATTAAGACAATTGTAGACGATATTAATAAGTATATCACAGGACATGAGGCAGTAGAAGAATATGTGGATAAAGCAACTGAAAAAACAAGAGATAATGCTGCTGAAAAAAGGCAGGAAAAACAACTACAAAATGAAGAAATAGCACTTGAATCTGGTTTTTGGAATAATACACGAACTGAAATTAGTATAATAGTAGGTGTAGGTGCATTTTGTTTTTGTTTAGGTTTAGCAGTACATTTATGGTGATTAACTATGAGTGAATTGCAAGAGCTTACAAAAGCTATTAAGGAGAATACCCAACTCCAAAAGGAAGAAGCTGAAAAGTGGGATGAATGGCGGACTTGTCAAATTCAAGAAGAACCACAAGAGAAATTTTATAAAACATGGGAATTCCGTATAGATTTAGCTCAATTCATTGCATTATTCTTTGTTGCTTATACAAACGCTTATTCAATGAATAGGGTTGTAGTGCCGACAGCATTGGCTAATTTTTTAAATAATATTCCCTTTCCAGCCACCCAAATTGCACAAGGATTTGAAATTCTTTTAATTATTTTATTAATTTATACTATTTATAAAATTTATCTAATTATACATAATTTTTATATTCATAAAGGTCGGATTTAATGAAAGATGGTATTAGTGTTTTCTGAGCTGATTAGTTATGGATGATGAAGTTGTTAAAATACTCAGAGAGCAGGATAATAAAATCTGTAAAGTTTCAGAGAGAGTAGGGACATTAGAGGAGAAAGATAAACAGGAATCTATAGATATTGGTAAATATACCGAACAGAAACAGTGGCATTGGACTAAAACTGTTGGAGTATTCACGATTATAGGTGTTATTTTTGGTGCAATTGTTTGGGTAATAGTTTATTCATTAGTAAATGTTTTCCATATTCTATAAAAAGAAGGAATTGAAATTATGGTAATTTTAACTCTGAAATGTGATAATCCAGACTGCGGATTAACAGTAATAGTTGGATCCAAGGATAGGAAGGCAGCTGAAGCTATATTTGATTATGGTAAAATTAATCCAGTCACCGGTAAGGTAAGGGAATTTAATTGTTTAATGTGTGGTCATCCTATGGTTAAAGCAGGTATTAAACCTTCAAAAATATTATCAGATTCAAGGACAATTTGGTAATCCAAATGAATGAAAGAAATAATGAATTTCCAACAGCTCAAGATCACCTAAATTTTCTAAAATATTTAAAAAATAGAACAAAAAATATTCACCGAGCAACCGAGCAAAAAAACGAGTGATTTAATATGGCCAAATATAGATGGGAAACAATCAAAAAACAATATATACAAGGTATAAAAGAAGAAGATGGTACAAAAAGATTCCCAAGCCAAAAACAACTATGTAAAATTCATGGATGTAGTCCTGGAACATTAGGTGAAAGAGCATCTAATGAAAATTGGAAAGGAGAACGAGCAAAGTTCCGAGCAAGGACCGAGCAAAAATCATTAGAAAAAAAGTCAGATTTACTTGCAGATGATATAGTTGAAGATGATTTATTATGTGAAAAGTTCGGACGTAAAGCTTTAGAAGTAGCTCAAAAACAATTAGACATAATCAATAGAAAATTAGATGCTGAGGCATTTATCCCAGTGACATTATTGAAGTTCACAGTTGAAAGTGGTAAAATTGCCCAGGACATGATTAAAACAGCTCAAGGAGAAGATATAACTAAGATTGAGTTGGACGCTGAAGTCAGATCAGAACATAGGTTTAAGCATACATTAGAATTATTAGGCACTGATGAGTTTAGGGAACAGGAATTAGGTGTCTTGCGTGTCCTCAGTGAAAAAGAAGAAAAAATTGAATCGTAAGATGCCCTATGGTGTGGGTACTTATGCAATTGAGGCATCTAAGAAACGTTGGAAACCTCTTAAACATTTAATTATAGTTATTGAATTTTTATTATTTTTAATTCAAGGTAAGTTAAATCGATTAATGATTTTCATGCCTCCAAGGCATGGTAAAAGTGAATTAATAAGTAAATATTTTTTATCTTGGTATCTTGGAACATTCTTAGAAAAAAGAGCTATACTCACCAGTTATGGTGCAGGTTTTGCAGCTAAATGGGGACGTGAAACAAGAGATCTATTACATTATTATGGAACTGATATGTTCCTATCTGATGTTCTTATAAAAGATGATAGTAAAGCTTCCCATAAATGGGATATAAAAGGACATAAAGGTGGATTGGTCACCGGAGGTTCTGGTGGTCCTATTATGGGTGAAGGTGCAAACCTTTTCATTATCGATGATCCTCATAAAAACATTGAAGAAGCCCGATCACCCACATATCAAGAGAGAACATGGGAATGGTATCTTAACATCGGATTGCAACGAGTAGAAAAGGATATAACAGACGGTATGCCTGGAGCAATGGTTTATATTGCTCAAAGATTGGATATTTGTGATCTTGCAGGTCAAATATTAGATGCAGAACCGTACATATTAGCTAAAGATGCTATAAAACTCCTTAGAAATGGAGAAAGTATACCTGAAGATACCTGGGTGGTTTTAAATTTACCATTACTAGCTGAAGAAAATGATATATTAGGACGTGAACCTGGAGAACCAATATGGCATGAACGAGTTGATAAAGCAAAAGCAGAACGTCTTAAAAATACAATGGGTGAACATAGGTTTAATGCGATTCACCAAGGAAACCCAAAAGAACGTGAAGGTAAATTTTACAGACAACAAGATTTTGAAATTGTTGATTACTTACCAGATAATATTATTCAAGAGGTACAATGGTCCGACCTTGCAGCTACATCATATCCCCCACAAGTGCCAATAAAACAGAGAGGAGCTGCAACTGCAACGGTTCGATTAGCTTTAACACAAGATATGCGTTTATTTATCACATATTTAGAGGAAATGTGGGAAGAAGAGGATACTGTAACTAAGAATATAATTCAAAGCGTCAAACTCGGCGGTAAAAAACCAAAATATTGTATACCTCAAGATCCTGGCCAAGCTTCCAAAGGTCAAGTTAAAAAATATTCTTTGATGATGCCAGGTTATAATTTTGAAGGAATTATAGAATCTGGTGATAAAGAATATAGGGCTGAAGCGCCTGGTAGTTGGGCGAAAATAAATAAAATTTATATTTATAGGAATGCACCTGGAGAAATCATCACTAATTTTCATGGAAGTAAAGAAGAAGCGATTAAACGTTTTATCACAGTTGTCACTGATTTCCCCAATAATAAACATAAAGATTTCGTTGATGCTCTTTCAGGTTCTTTTAGTGAGTTAGATATTCCAGAGGAACCAAATGAATATGTTGAAATAGGAACGTGGTAGTAATGGTTAATTTAAGTTTACAGGAAGCTATGAGCTTTGTAAGAGAGGAGAATCCTAACTTATCTGATGAAGAGGTTAGGGTTAAAGCATTGAGAATGGTTGAACTTAGTAATCAGACTATGAATGATGCTATGTTGAAAGAATAATTATTAATTTTTACCATATTTGTATATTTAGAGATTATATTTCCACATAATTTTATAATATATTGTGGATCATGAGGGAGTGGGGTGTATGTTTAAATAAGCTTATATTAGCCCTCCGTTAATTAATATATTATATATATTACCATTTAAAAAAGCGTATAAAATTTCAGAAATAACTATTTTAACTGAATGAAATAATGAAAAGAAAAATAATAGATAATATAGTTGAATACTATCTTTTTCCCTTAATTTTGTGTTATTAAATAGGTCTCTTAATTTTATCTATTTACTCGTAGTTTAAAGCTAGAGTTACAGGATCATGGAAAATAATCGAAGGGTTTTCGCTTCCATCTTCTGATGGGCCGTCTTTACTATAAAATTTGACTTCCATGGTTTTTTCAGCTATATCTGCTACATAGGTGTACATAGTTCTTTCTGTGAATGGGAAAGATCCTCCAGCTGCTATGGAATCCTTGTAATGGGAATAAACTAAGCTCATGGCTTCGAACATATCTTCATTGGTGAAAACACCTTCATGTTTTTTAATGTATTCATCTAGGCGATTCCAGCGATTGAATGTGTTGTATCCTTCCTTTGGATCATATTCAGGGAATTTGGAAGGTTCTGGATACATGTGCATAGAGTGATTGGTTACTATAAATGGTTGCTCAGGGATTCCATCTATAAAGTAGTATAAACCAGATTTCCCATCAATTTCAAAAAGTGTTACATTACCGTCCTTATCTCCGATAAGGAAATGCATAGCCCTAGATGGGATATAAACTCTTTGTTGCAGGATCTCAAATTTGGCTTCTTCTACAGTTGCGCACTTATTAAGGATCATGGTTGTAAGTTGTGAAAAAGACATTCCTGTATCTATGGCTCCTCCAAATGGCATTGGAGTTGTTGATCCTTGTAAATCTATGAGAATGGTTACAAAAAGTCCTTTTTCATTAATTCCATCCAAGGGAGGGTTAAGTAGATCATGCGATCCAAATTGTACAGTATTATACCCATTTTCGGGATAAAATTCCACAGATGTTATTCTAGAAAGTGATTTTCTGGATGGTTTACCTTCTATAACCATCAAAGCTGATCCCAATTCAGTAACACTTTCCTCATACCAGTCCAAGTTTCGGCAAACACAAGGATGATTATTTTCTGTTAAAGAAGCAGGGAAATAAATAGCAGAACATGCCATATCACCCAAATCGAAAGGTAAAATAGTAGTATCATAATTGGTTTCATTTAGATCCAGTTTAAATGCATCAGCCACTCCACGAGCCCTTTCGGCTAGAGCTGGAAAATTTCTTTTCATATAATTCTGTCTAGCTTTACCGTAAACAGGAGTTTTGTATTTATCCAATTGTATCTCATACTCTTTAATTCCTACTTCTGCCAAGTCTTTTCCAATATCAAAATCAGAGCCCTTAACAGCTATTCCACGAACTTCTAAATACTCTTTTTCCCCTCTAGGAATTACAATTTCATTTTTTAAAATCATTAGTTACCATCCCCATGTTATTACAGGAGTAGTTAATTATATTATTTAAAACTTTCATAAACTGATGAACTATTTAATTCATATTTTTTTATCATTTTGGATCTAAAATATTCATTCGAAATGTGCTTAGTTTTATTAAATTATTCTGCTATTGAAATTACTTTCAATAAAAAATAATGGGAGATATCAATTGATGAAAATAACACAAGGCATTGGAAATGCATTAAACAGCATCACCAACGCCGGAAAAAGGATATTTCCATCTCAACACTCTGATACATTCGACCCCACACACTTACTTGACACATTATCTGAATTTTCGGGCATGCGTTTCCAGAATATAGGAGATTTCATCAGTTATTACAAAAACAGCTACTTTAAAACAGCTTACTTAAACTTAAATCCATTCACATGCGCACAATTAGCCACCAGTAATGTATGGATATCCAGCGCCATAAATGCAATAGCAGATCCAATAAGCAATGCTGATATTATAGGGATTGCGAAGGATCTTCAACATCCTAATGAACTTGAAATAGAATATTTAGAGAACTTAATCAACCACCCCAACCCATTGCAACCCGAGAATGTGTTTGCTAAGATGATTGCAACCGATTATAAACAGTGTGGATCTGCCTATGTTGAAGTGACTTATAATATGTTTGGATGGCCTGCAAGGTTGGATAGGATTGCACCTTCACATATTAAAGCTAAAAAAGTGAATAATAAAATCTTTTTCATAAATCAGAATGGCTATGTATTCCCAGACAATGGCATAATACCAATATTTGACCCGAATCCTTTTGATGATTCTAAAGGATTAACACCATTGGTTGGTTTATTCAATCATTTAATGCTTGATGAGGCGGTTGTAGAGCATAACCTCCGATATTTCACTAGTGACATGCTCAAGGGAGTTCTTAGTTTTGATAAAACAATTCCTTATGAGATAGCGAAGAAAGAAGTAGATAGGGTAGGTAGACAGATAAAATCATTAGAGGAAGAGGGAAAGAACGGGAATATAGCTATTTTCGGTGCTACTTATGAATTGTTAAGCAGCACTAACAGTGATATGCTTACACCATCTATCACCCAAAACATCATAGACGCGGTTAAAGCAGCTTACCATGTTCCTCAAAGTAAAATAGGATTTGGAAATGGAGGATCTATTGGTAATGGTGAGGGTGAGAATCAAGATGACATGATGAATGACACCCTTAACAATAATATGAATATGATTCTTTCTCACTTGAATTTCCGTTTACTTGAATTTGCAGGTATTGAGGATACAATTCTTGGATTTAGAAATTTAACTAAAACTGATCAAGTCAGACAAGGGGAATTAGATACTCAGGCTTGGGAGAATGGTAGTAGGACATGGAATGAAATTAGGACTGCAAGAGGTGATGACCCTTATCCAGAAGATTTTGAAGGTCTCGGTGTTGGTGATCAACCCTGGTTATTAGATAAGATGTCACCTGCGAATTTACTTACAAGTCCTTCACAGCCCGCTACACCAATTAAACAGTCAATTAATGATGCGATGAAAAATGAATTATGTAGAGAGGGAGTTCAGCAGGCTAGTTTAACTCCTCGAAAGAAGCAGAAACAGAGTTTATTGGAGCAGAATGTTCAGAAACTACTTGAAGAGAATGGGCTAATTGAAGTTTTATAATGGTACTTCGTAATAGTTAGTTTAACGAAGTAGATTTAATAATCTTAAATTAAATTATTTTACCAAAGAAATTTTGTAATTATTTTAAAAATGTTTTATTGGGATAGTGAAGGAGAATGTTGAGCAGCTCGATGGAACAAAACACTCAATAACAACCCATTAACTATCAATACTATCCAATTTATAGTGAGAATAGCTACTTCAAACGCTACAATATCATATTTCAACAAAGAAAGAATTGTAAAAAAGATGATTGCAATCAGGAAACCTGAAATGAAAATCCATCTTATTGCACGCTCGAGTCGTCCACCATTAAAAACAGCAGCCATGAAGAGGAAAGCCACACTCATCATTAAATATCCGAGGCCTTCAAGGGCAATGAATATTCCATGCGGATTATATTGCGTAAGCAATGATAAACCGGCTGTTTCACCATTTATGATGCTGGGAACGATCACAGTTAACTGAATAAAATAATCTATGAGTATCACCGTAGCGTAAATTAAAGCGAATGACAAACCAATCTGACTAAAAACTTTCTTATCATCAGAGGAGTAATAATGAATACACACCATTAGCACTATGAATATCAGTGCTAATAGAATTCCCGGATAAATCCATAAGTAATCACCAGGAATAAAAGCAGCCACATTCGTATAGGGATAGTGAATAGCGTTAACAGCAGAGGTGGCGAAAGGTCCTGATCTCGCAGGGGTCAAGATACCAGCCAGGAGAAACACAACCGTAATTAAAACCGTCAGAACCGCTGAGAAGAATCCAAGCCGGCTCAATAACTGGTTAAAATTCGAATTATAGTCATCTTTAGAAGTAATTTTACTCATTAAATCACCTATTCAAATATATTTTTAATGTTTTGGAAGTTATAGGTACGTATTTTTTGAATAAGTTAAGAATTATTGAATAAATATAATTTATGTAATACTTTTATTTTTGTTTACTAAGCCAAAAATCCTCTACAGATTTCACTATATTTTTGTATTCATTTATGCTATTTGGTTCGTTTAAAGAATGAATGGGACAGCTAAAATGTTTCTCAGCTTCTTCTTTAATGCCTAAATCCTTGGTTAAAAATAACACTGGTATACATTTTATACCCGCTTCTTTGGCAATCTCTTGTAATAAATTCCAATCTTCCTTTCTAAAAGAATGAATATCAAATATTACAACATCTGGCCGTGGAATATCACTAAATACATTCATTTGAAACAGCATTTCTAATGCTTCATCTCCATTGCCTACAAAACGGAAATTATTGGGAATAGATGATTCTTTAAACAATAAACTGAACTCTTGCAAATCACCGGGATTGTTTTCAACCAACAAAATCTCAACAGGCTTAATCGTTTTCATTACCATCTTTTAACATCCATTCAATAGCGAAAATAAAAACCAGAAAATTTACCCCTATATGTATTATTCACTATTTTCATAAATGATATCTAAATAAAACTTCGTTAATATTAATTATTTCATAAGATTTATAGATTATGGTACATTTAAAAAGGATAAATGAATTGTTTATAATTATTTTTGATGATAGAATTTATTCTTATTTTTTCTACAATTATTTTAAATAAAAAGTTGATCAACCATGCAACCCACAGTTCTTATGAAAAAAGAACTGTTAGACGCTACAGGCCTCAATGAATTTCCAACAAGTCAAGAATTCCTTAACCAAGTCACGAAGGAATTAATAATAAAAGCAAATAACAAGTCCATTATTTTGAATCAATCAGCACCCACATTCGATGTAGATGAACAAAAAGGCGAAACAAAACCCACACAAGAACAGGTTGATTACCGTCAAAAATTATTAGATTCACTGCACGATCTTTATGATGATGCTAAAAAAACTATTTATAATAATGCGTTAACAGCAGACGATAAAATATCTGAGATAGATAATTCTGTTCAAACATTTATCAACGATACACAAGGATTAGTTAAAAATACAGTTCAAACCCGCTACCAAGATGGCTATGACTCAATGAACGGATATTTAACTAAAGCAAAAGTCAATCCACCAATTCAAGCAAATGAACAGCCACGGCTTCAAAGTATTCTTAGACAGCAATTACAAAATTTAGAGGATATCGGACTTATAATAAGGGGTCGTTTAAGACAGAAAGTGGATATGAATGATATTCAAAGTTATTATCATTTCAAAGCCCCTAAAAAACTGAAACAAGCACAGTCTGATTATACACCGTGCATGAAACAGCAGCACCAATTACATCCAGATTGGACTGAAGCAGAATTAGAAAGCTACTGCGAAGAAGATGACAGCAGTACAGATAATGTATTTAATAATGCTCAGGATAATTTAGACCAACTGGGAATGTTCGGATGGCTTGAAAGTTTCATGGCTGGTTATTTAGTCGCAGGACTTCTTGCAACGGCTTTAATATCAAATTTAACAATTTTACTACCATGGTTAACTTGCCAAGATAATGGAAACTGTACCCGTAACGGTCCTTGTGAAGATTGTGAGGATATGGCTGCTGGTGGACCTTACCCTATAGATAATTTCCCACCATCAACTTTACATGATTTATGTCAATGTAATGATCCGCCTGGAGCTCCGATTATAACTTTTGGATAAATGAACTTCGTACATGACGAATTTATTTATAATAAAAAAATTAAATGACTTTTTTTAAGTTATAAGATTTAAACCGACATTAACCCAATGAATGCTTATATTAAATTTTTATTATTATAAGAATATTTATGTATATTTATCATAAAATATTTATCTTGATGAATACTACATTATTTATGATGTTATATGATCAAGGGGGGTCGAAAAATGAAAATATGCAAATTAGATATTAAGAAATTAATGCTATTTCTGCTATTTCTCAGTGTGATTATGTTTGCTGCAGGTTCATCCAGTGCAGCAACAGTTAATAACACAAATAACATTAGTACTAATACTCATTTAGCTACTGCAAATATCGTTAACAGTAAAATTATTTATGTGGCAACCAATGGCAGTAATGAGAACAATGGTACAACACCTGAAACCGCATTGAAAACCATACAAAAAGGAATAGACACCGTGGCAAAAAGTGGAATAGTGTATGTAGAACCAGGCACATACAATGAAAACCTGAATATCAATAAAGATGTTACTCTCAAAGCCACCAAAAACACTATTATAAATGGAGAAAATAAAGGCAGCGTAATAAAAATTCAGCCTAACATTGTTGCTGATATAAGTGGATTCACCATCACACATGGAGATGCAACTGATGGTGGAGGAATCTACAACGAGGGTAAGTTAACATTACAGTCTTCCATTATCACCGACAACAAAGCAACTAATGGTGGAGGAATCTACAACGCGAGGAAGGCTACTGTAACCATACGGTCTTCCGATATCACCGACAACAAAGCATATAATGGTGGAGGAATCATAAACTATGGAACTCTAAATATATACTCTACCAATATCACCGCCAACAAAGCCTATTATGGTGGAGGAATCTACAACTGTGGGTATGGTACTTTAAATATATACTCTTCCATTATCAACTCCAACACCGCTGACAATTGGGGTGGAGGAATCCTAAACAATGGCGGTATGGTGATTTTACAACAATCAACTATCACGTCAAACACCGCTGTCAAGTGGGGTGGAGGAATCTACAACGGGCGTAGTAGTGTTGTAACTATAAGTGAGTCCAGTATCACCGACAACAAAGCAGAACGTGGTGGAGGAATCGACAACGATAGAGGTCAGGTTTATTACGATATAAATACAAAAATAAGTGGAAACACACCAGAATTTTATGGTAGTATTGAACGTATTTAAGCACGTAACTGAATAGTCCAGATTTTTATCTGGATTTTAGGTTTACTCAGCACAAACAAAAAGAACAAGCCCGCACTAGCTATTGTGAATCATAATATATTCACTTTCTCATATTTCTTTTTTTAAATCCATGTTAGTGTAAAATGCTAGGGTGTTGAAGATGGAATAAGTTATTAGCAAATATATATTTTACTTCGTAATATGGCAATATAACGAAGAGGATGAAATGAGTAATAAATTTGTTTTAAAAATCGAAATATTGGTACCATGTTTTTATATGTTACATATAAAAGACCTCTAAAATAGTAATACTAATTCTATTCCAAGAATTTTTAGTTTGTTTTAAATTAAAATACGTAATTTGAACCCTATTTATCAGTAAAAGAAAGATGTAAATTAATTTTTAGGTGATATTTTTATAAATCCTATTAAATCCCTTTGAATGTGATTTTTTTAAGAAATAGTTAATTTTAATATTTACTGATCTTTTCATTTTGAATTCAAAATTTAAATTAAACAAATATTTAGTCTTGCACTTCAAGTGTAAAAAAGAACATGAAAAGTGATGTATCTATTTAATATTCTAAATTCTTTTTTTTAAATTTTATTTAAAAAGTTCTTTAATTCACCAAAGGAGGTGATTACTATAGACAAATATAATCCGCAATGGGTTCGACAAGCAATTAAGGATGGTAAAAAACCCTTCTTTGTCCATATACCAGCCACACTTCACCAGGATAGCACCGGCAGAATAAAAATTGAAGGATTGGGATCTAAATTTGAAAGATCACGAACCGGTCACAGACTAAGCCAAGCCCTTATAACCAAACTCAAAGGAACTAGTAAAGGTAAAATCAGTTTATGGCACCATGACCCTAGCCAAATCGTTGGAAAAGTACTCGGAGTAGAACAAAGTGCAAATGATGAAATAAAACCAGTAATTCAGGTCAGGAAAAAAACAGGAAACCAGATAGTTGATAAACCCATGGTGGAGGTTGAAAGCTGTCTTGAAGAGGATATACCATTAGGTTTGAGTATTGGAGGTATCACAGAGAAATTTGAATTAAGTAAAGCACCGGAAACCGCGCAAGGATTTACAATTGAAGTTGAAGATGCTGAACTAGTTGAGTGGACAGTAACACCATTGAACGCAGTTAAATCCAGTGACGGTTCAGTAGCTGTAAGTGAAGCTGTGTGTAGTGATGGTGTATGTGGCCAGATAGCACAGCAAATAATCTCAGGAATACCAAACCTACCAGATGCTGAGGGTCTATCTGAAGGAATTAAATTAAACACAGCTGGATTAAATGCTCTTGAAAAACTGAAACAATTGAAACAGGATTTTGATAATGTTGAATTCGCATCTACCAATAATGCGGATGTTGATGATGGTGCTGTTGGAAGTGCTTTACAGGATTTCCAAAGTGCCTATGATGCCCTTATAGATGCCATTATTGCAGATGAATCTTCCGATGAAGAGGGTGAGGAAGATGATGAAACAATAACATGTTCATGTGGAGCAACTAACACACCTGAAGCTACAACATGTGCAGTTTGCGGAGCAGGCCTTACAACTAGTACGCCGAATGAAGCTCAGGCTGCTTTTGGAAATAATCAGTATTCTATCGCAGATTCAATGCAAGGTAAAATGTTCACACAGGCAAAGAAAAGTGATTACACTGTTAACCAGACCTGTTATGATAATGCGGTTAAGCAGATTAAAGCGGGTGAAATTAATAATGGAACATGGAAAAAACCAACATTCGCAGACTTTGACAGTGATATCGATGAATACAAGAAATACGCCTTAGCAGTACATCCAGATGGTGATGCTACACTTTCCGGTTCTTATGGTTTTGAGATTGGTAAGAATGGTAAAATATATCGTCAAGGAGTTATTGCAGCGAAAACAGCCGCCGCTGGTGGGAGAAGTAAAGCAGGTAAAAATAATGCGATATATCAGGCTGCTGATAAGCTTTTACAATTAATAGATGCAGATGATGAGGAAGTTAATCAATCAATTAATTTAGGAGGTGGAAACATCACAAAATTAGAGAAAAATAAGAATAACAAGCTGGAACAATCTACTGGGGTGGCTTTAAACCAGCCATGTTATGATTTCGCAGTAAAAGCAATTGAGAATGGTGATATTGATTTTACTACACCCTGGAATCGTGGATCATATGAATGGAATGGTGAATTACCAGACCTGGTAAACTACTGTCTCGGGATAGATCCCACCGGTCAAAGCACATTTGACCAATACATGTACAGAATAGGAATGAATGGTTTAATTTTTAAAAGCGCAGTTCTCGCAGTTGCAGCCAATGCACCTGCAGGTTCAGATATCTATGAAGCAGCTGATGAATTATTACAAGCCATTTACGAGGCGGAGAATGCTGCAGAGGAATCTGATGAAGGAAATGAAGGAGAAAATGATGTTACTCAAAGTATAAAAGGAGATGATATTATGGGAGAAAATAAAGAAATAACAGATTTAAAACAGATGGTAACAGATCAACAAAAAACAATTGGAGATTTAAACACCATAGTTCAATCTTTCGCAGACGAAAGAGCTGCTGAAAAAGCAGCACTCGAAGCCCAAAAAGCTGAAGATGCTAGAAAAGCTGAAATCGAAACTATAGTTAAACAAAACCAGGAAGAAACATTAAATGCTGTAACTGAGGTAATGGCTGATGTATTAAAACAGGTCATGAACAACAAGGATAACCTTGCTCAACAGAGTTTATCCCCAGTGGAAAACCCGAATACCCAGGCATTTAAAGCAGGCGGTGGTAACCCTTTTGGGGTAGCTAATGAAATCAAACAAAACATGGATGGTGGAATAAACACCCAACCAAACACTACAAATGAACCAATAGTTCTAACTGGAAGACCTGGCGAAGCTGTACCTTTACATCAAGCTTTAACTGACAGCGTGAATTATCCTGCTGTGGTTAATGGTAAAGCTGTTCAGGGTGTTACACCAAATCAGATGTTTGGAGTAAACTAAGGAGGAATGGTAAATATGGCAGCAGCACAAACTCAAGTACAGCAGGATATTAAAGCCCAATTCATGGGCATGATTGAAAAGAAATTAGGTAAACCATTAAATCAAGCAATGCACACAGAAACCGTTCCATTAACTGTTAAAGGAATGAAAAAGGAAGGAGCAACCGAACCCGACGACTATATTAGAAGTTTACAGCAGGACCTACTTGGTGGGATATTACATCAGACCATCAGCTCTACTAATTTCATGCCTATGAAATTAGATCCTAATGTATACGATCAGTCCACATTATTCATGACTTCACCAGCTTTGACCTTCCTTGAAGGAAGAAACAGAAGGGCACCAGCCGATACTACTAAAATCAACTTCATAGAATTAACTGAAGGATTCCAGGATGAATGGATAGCAGAGACTGACGGAACCCAAGGTGACGGAACTGCGCAAACTCAACTTGGACTTGCAACTATGTGTGTCCAGGCTTTACCTATCAGTTTATCTGACCTTTTAGGCAGCGGACAGTCAGCTCAATCAAGAGCACAGTTAATGCAGTATGCACAGGAAGCTCTCAGAGAAGGATTCGATAATGTACTGATTAACGGGACCACAACAACTGGAAGTCCAGCAGTTTCAACCAACAAATTCTCAGGATTAATGACCATAGCTCAGGCCCAGGGATATTCAGAGGATTCTCAGGGTAATGCGTTACTTCTGAAAAATGTCAGGAACCTTGAAGCACAATTAACCCAACAGAGAAAAGGATGGGCGGATTTCATACTCACCAACGTCGATGTCCACAATCAATTGGTTGAGGATATGACAGCAACAGTCAAAAACGTGAACACTGTAAACATAACTGCAAACACCCCAGTTAATGCTTTCCAATCCAGCCGTGGACCATTACCAATCATAACCGACCCATACGTACCATTCACCTTGCCTGGAGCAGCAACCAACAGTGGTGTATTTGGTATGTTTAACAGTAACCGGATATTCATATCTGACTTTGTCCACAACAGTTGGGTTGAGAAAGGTAAAACTAAACCTGTAGCCACCGATGGTTGGTTGGTTCAGGTTTCAGTCATGTACAATGCAGAACCACTTAAAACTGCTATAAGATACAATTTACCTTCAGCAGAAGCCTAAGCAACTTTTAAAAAAGTTGCATCAAAACTTTTTTTTTAAATTATGGAGGTAAAATTATGGCAAAAATACAAGTCAAATTAACCCACCGGGAGAAACCATCAGCAGTACACCTTGATAAATATGGTTTAACAACTCTTAATAAAGGAATTGCTGAGATAGAAATAGAAAAAGGTGATTTGAAGGCTTTACAGAAACAGGGCAAACGTGATGATAAATTCACATTGGAAGAAATTGTTCCAACTAAAACAACTGAAACAGCACCTGAAACAGTTGAAGAATCTAAAGAACCGGTAACTGCTGAAAAAGCTGCTGAAGCACCTGTTGAACCAAAAGAAGCACCTGTTGAACCAAAAAAGGGAGGATAAAGTATGACTTTAACTGAAACACAAATAGATGAATTAAATCATATGATCCCCGGTTTGGAATTAGGAACAATATTAGCAGGTTTACAATCAGCCCCGGGAGTTAGTGCGGGTAGTATAGTAGACTCCCAAATATCACCTACCGCAGCTATAGAGCTCAGTAAATTGGCACATGGAACAGATGGACAGATAATTATAGTCGCTTCTAACGGAGCATTAAGTTTTGTAACTCCAACCGGTGATGTAATACCAACAGATGCGGGATTATTCACTATTGGTGCAAATACAGTAACCGCACCTAAAGCTAAGTATGTAACTAGAACTTTAACCATAGCAATAGGTGCTAAAACCGCAACTGTGACCAACGCTGCAGATATAAATGGAATACCATCCACTCCTTATTTCAATTCAGCAACATTAGATGCAACTGGAAACGAGATTGTATCATTCCAATTTATTCCATCAACTGGACAAATAATCGCTACATTAAACGCAAATGCTACCGCTACAGTTACTGTTAATGTTCCGATTTTACAGGCAGCCTAAAACTTTTTCTTTAATTTTTTTTTATTTTTATTTAAAATTTAATTTTAGAAGTGATCGAGTCCAAACTAACTGTTTTATCATTTCTTTTAGATTGAACTTCGTTATAGTATGATTTAACTAAGCAGAAATTATTATTAAGGTTTATTCTCATGACAAACATTAGCAGATCAAAGAATAAGAAATAAAGTCCAACGAGTAATTTATAACTACACTTTAAGGCTATTTTTGATATAATTTTATCATATAAAGTATTATTTTATTTAAATTCGTTATTCCATTAGTAAAAAAATTTTTTAGAAAAATTTATATGGTATTACTCACGGACATAATAGTATAAAAATATTTGTAATTATAAACCTTATGGGGAATGGAAATATTTATAGAACAGAATAATGCGTCTATAAATGAAAATAAAAATTCATATAAATTAACTAAGATTATTCTATTTTTAGGATTAATTCGATTAGCTTCATTGATTCTTTCTGGAGCAGTTTCTGCTGCTGGTCTAGCAAACAGTTCTCAGCCAAAATATATGATTGATAACCAGAATACCGGTCAATTACAATATAATGGACCTACAACCAACGCCACTGAATGGAATTACACTGCTGAAATGTCAAGGGTATCAGCTTCCTCTGTGATTGGAACTGGACGGAAGCATTATCTTCGGATACTGGTGATTTAATATGTATTGTAACAATTGCGGAGTCAAGTTAAAAGATAAAAAAACATGTTCAAACTGTGGAGAAACCATTTCAGATGAATTAATAAACTACGATAGTAAATCATGGATATCTGGCTTAATGATAATTATTCTAATAATATTGGGAGTTGGATCATTAATAGGCTTCGGGATTTATGCAAAAAATACAAATTTGGGAGTGTTTATCCTTGCATTATGTATTGGTGGATGTATCTATTTGGCAAGTAGAAAAAATTTCTCCGGGGAAATGAGGCCTTGTCCCGAATGTGACGTGGATAGGCCGGCTACAGATTTTTGTATAGAATGCGGCCATAACCTTAAAGCTATATTAGGATATTTTGTGACCCTAGGATGGAATAGACTAGAATTATCTCAAAATGGTTTGACAGCCTATCAAAAGAAGCATAAAAGGATTGGTGAAAATTATGCCGCGGTTAGAGTTAAAAAATTTTATGAACTTAACCAGATTAAAAACCTGCAAATCGCTGATTGTGTGAAATCTTCCAAAGATAAGGGTTATCCTTGCATCGACTTTGATTATTCTAATGAACATATAAATTATCACATTCCTAAAAAAAAAATAAACGAACTGGATGAAATACTTTCTACTGACACTTTACAACCATACTTGAAAGAATCATATAATGGATATTACAAAGATGGATCCTTTAATAAAAAAAAATAAATAAAAAATATTATATTCCAAATTTATATTTTCAAATAATTTAATTAATTTCAATTTGCATGGTGTGAAAAATTTATGATTGATTGGAAATGGGCAGGCATTGGTGCAATATTGGTACTCATTTTAGGTTCATTATTAATAAACTATCTAAGTTCCATAGGTTTCATTGGAGGGTTAATAGCAACTATAATTGTCGGCTACATGGTCGGCGGCGGCGCAAAAAACGGCGCATTAAACGGAATCGTAGCAGGAATCATCGGCGGACTCATGGTTGCAATAGTATTTGCGATTATTGGTTTAACATCTGGTGTTAATGCTGGATTAATTGGAGTGGGGTTGGTGTTTTTAGCTGTAATATATATTATTATTTTTGCCATCATCGGTGCCATCGGGGGTGCCATCGGTAGCTTACTAAATAGAACGCCTCCAAACGCTACTGTTTCTGAATAGTAAGATTAATATAAAACAATTTTAAAGGTTTTTTAATTTTATTTTTTCTTTTCGTTCGGTATAGCACGATTTAACGGAGTAGAACCACCTTTGTAAAAGGTGGATCAAAACCTTTTATTTTGATTTCATGAATAATTTTAAAATATTTAAAAATAAACCCATTTTATAGTCCATAATTTGAATCATTTAAATGCAATTATAGAAAAATAGAAGTAGAATGGTAGAAAGAATATATATTATATAAGTTATAATTTAGTTTGAAATCATGTTAATTTTTTTTTTATTATCTGAGTGGAGAAGAAATGTCATTAGGAATTGTTGTTAAGGGTCCAGAAGGATTAGTACTTGCTGCTGAGAGCAGAATTACACTTACTGCAGATATGATCGATGGACAGAAAGTTATTGTCAATTTCGATAATGCAACTAAATTACTTTCTTTCAGTAAGCCTAATATTTCCGTAGGTGCAGTTACATATGGTTTAGCTTCTTTAGGTTTGAGAGCTGCTCATAGTTTCATACCGGAATTTGAAGCAAGTTTACCAAAAGAGAGATTATCAATTAAGGAATTTTCAAATGAGCTAAGTAAATTTTTTATGGATCAATGGAAAGAAGAAAAAATGCCTGATGTAAATGATTATAAAGGTCCAGATATGACATTTGTAGTTGCTGGTTTTGATGAAGATGACATATATGGAAGAGTATTTTTATTTGATATTCCACATAAACCAGATCCAGATGAAAAAAATCCAGATCCAACGGGTTTTGGGATTACTTGGGGAGGTCAACGTGAGTTTGTTGATCGCTTGCTACAGGGTTATGACCAAAGATTAATAGACTTCATAAAATCACAGGAAGAAATTTCTCCGGAATTGGATTTGTTATTAAAACAGTTGCAGATGCAAATTCCTATTGGCGCAATGGCTTTACAGGATTGCGTTGATTTAGCAATTTTCTTTGTTAAAACCACAATAAATGCTCAAAATTTAACTGTGGGTGTGCGAGGTTGTGGTGGAGCTATAGATGTCGCTACAATCACTCGTAGGAAAAATTTGCAGTTCGTTCAACGAAAAAGTATAATAGGTGAAGATAAAGGTTTGAGGAGAGATGAAATACATGTCTAAAGGAAAAAAAACAGCATCTTTTGGTAAAAAAGATATTCCTAATATATCTGAATATAATTTGTCAGCAAATTATGAAGCGAAAAGTTGGTCTGAGATGTCAGCTGAATTTTCAATAATTATGTATGACACCGTTCCTGGCAGCATGGAACCTGTTGATATGCCTAGTGTAACTCTAGATTTAAGTAAGATTATTTCTATTAATTTATCTGTACAAAAAGATGTCTGCGATCATTGTGGTCTTCCCTTGGATTACCATGAATTACGTACTGATTTTATAGAGGAAATTAAGAGAAAAGAAAAAAATAAGCTTATTCGGATAAAGGACATTAATAGTCGACTAGTTAATCATTAAACTTCTTTTTTATGTATAATATTGACTTTGATCCAGAATTTGATGAATTTTTGGATGATTTAAGAAAAGATGATTCTAATATTCATGATACGATCATTAGAAAGATCATCGACATAGCGGAAACTCTAGAATGGAGTGATAAACATTACAAAAATCTTGAGTATCCTTTGAATAAATTTAGAAGAGTTCATATAAACAAACACTTTGTACTTGTTTTTAGAGTTAATAATGATGATCATGCAGTAGAATTCTTTGCATATGATCATCATGATAAAATTTATAAAAATAGCCGATTATTAAAATATTAAAAAAAGTTAATTTTTTGAAAATTTTAAAGTTAAACTGTCAAGTTTCATGGATTTTTTTTTATTCAATCCTAATTTTGTTAATTTTTAACGTATGTTTTTTTAATTCTTTTTAGAATTGGAAAAAAAATATTTCTAGAACAACGTACTTCGTTAAACGTTGGATGACGAAGTTGAAATATATTGTTAAGTATAAAAAAAATAGAATTAAAAAAAAAGAAATTTTTAATTGATTTCTTTAAGGGCTAGTTCAATGTCGGATGCGTTAACTGTTTTTCTTCCAGCGTGTTTTGCAAGTCTAACTGCTTTGATAGAGATTTCTTCACCACATATTTCTAATGCTTTTCCTAAAGCTACTTCTGCACCATCACTGACTCTTTGTGCACCGGCATTTTTTATTAATCTTTTTATTGGAGCTAATGGTAATTCAGACATATTTTATCACCTAATCATACTTTTATAAATGAAGATATTTAAATATACCGAATTTTAAACTGTTTTTCCTTACATTAACCTTATTATGATCCTTAAAATTCCATTTTAACAATTTTATTGGAAGGTGAATTAAATGTACTTAACCGTTACGGAATTAGAAAGAAGGGCCACTATAAAAAATGTTGATATGTCTATTTATACATCAGATGAGCTCCAGGAATATATTCAATTAGCCCAGAATTTCATCGAAGAGCAGACAGGTAGAATCTTTGAACAAAGACAAGTCAAAGAACACCAATCCCGGGTTTCTGGCACAAGTTTACAGCTCAAACATTACCCGATTTTACCTCCAGAAGGCCAGGGAGTAGATACATTTTTAATCGACGACCTTAAACTTGATGGAAACACAATTGATTGGTATATGTGTGAATATGAAAATGGTAATATAATTTTTGATGTGCCGATTTATGATTGGGGTCCTTGGAGAGTTAACAATGTAGATCTCCTTTATACTGTTACACCTAGTTATCAGGATCCCACTGTTTTGGTGGACCCAGTTGCTAGGAAATTATGTTGGGATATGGTTTTTAAGGAACAACTATTACCTGCTGATGGACTTAAAATGAATAGAGTGAAAGACTCAGATGTACAAATAGAATATGCTGAAGTGGATTGGGTTATGCAACGAATAGCAGACTTACAACGACCTATGGTCATGACTTTCTAAAAAAAATATATAGGAATATAAAATTATGATAAATTTTCCAGGTAGCTTCTTTGATAATCTTCTTGAAAAGGTGGGAGATAAGGTAACTGTAACTTATTTAACTCCTCAACAAGACGAGAACGGTAATGTTGTCTTAGATGAAAGGGGGCATAAACAGTATGATCCACATGATGTGACTTTAACAGCTCGTGTTATTATTTCTAATAATTCAGAGCGCATAATAAACAACGCCGATATGCAGGGAAGTGATGGATTTGCAAAGTTCAAACTTACAGACGCTCAATATCTGGATGAAAATAGTACTTTAACCACAAACTATGGCGGAATTCTTTATACATTCCAGATGCTGAAACCTATTGCTAAAAGAACTCATATAAGATGTCTTTTAAAACTTAGGAGTTTTGGTAGCGATGGGTGATATCACAGTTAACATTGACAAATCCGAAGTCACTGATTGGTTAGAGAATATAATAAATGGAATAGAAGGTAAAGCTGGTGACTTGGTAACTGGAGTGGCAAATGTCTATGAACTCGTAAGTCGGTACAGTAGCCCCGTTAAAAGCGGGGATTTGATGAACAGCATAATATCAGAGGTGGATGGTTTAGGTGCTGATATCATACCTACTATTTTTTATGCGCAGTGGGTTATTCTTGGACGTGGGGAAGTGCTACCAGTAAATAAAGAAGCATTATATTGGCCTGAATTAGCCCATCCCGTCAAAAGAGCTGGTCCTTCACGGCCTAATGATTTCATGGCAACAGCTTTTGATTCAGCTAATGAGGGTGGGGAAATTGATAATCAATGTGAACAATTCTTGGATTGGTGTGTAGAATGAAAGACGAACTAGAAATCTTAATCAGGAACTGGTTATTGACACTTAGTTATAAAGGCGGTCAAATTGCCAGTAGCATAGTAACCAGCCAAGCGGATAAACCAGAGGAAAAAGATTTTATTGTTATTAACTTTAAAAATCCAGCACAAAACCCAAGTTATGGACTTGGTAAGGCTTTTATCAATGAAGGTGATGGGCAGATATTTTATAGTATAGATATGGATGTTGATGATGTCCGTGAGAAGATAAATAAAATTCCAGACTTGATATTTGACGGTATGCGGAAGGATCATCATTTAGGGAAAACTGTTCCTGGCAATGTTTGGCCTGTCAGAATCGAAACAGGTATGTATGAAATGCGGACCACTGAGGGTTATTTTTTCTTGATGAGTAGGATTGATTTTCATTACAAAGGCCGTTGGATTCCACCAGAAAACGTTTAATTTTCATTTTTTTTTATAACTTTTTTTAATATATATTGAATGTGATTTCTTAAGAAAATTGAGTTGTTTCATTATTCAATGATCTTTTCATTTTGAATTTAAAATTTAAATTAAACAAATATTTAGTCGTATATTTCCAGTGTAAAAAAAATGTGAAAATCAATATTAAATAATGAAACAGTTATTTTTTTTGTACTTGATATTCTGGCTAATATATTTCTTTATCGATTTCAAAGCCCTATCTGAATGTTATTTATAGAGGTGATATTTTATTGTCACTTAATTAAATTTTTATATTTAAAACTTTGGAGGTAATTGCATGACTGATATAACTCAAGCACAACTTGATGAAGTTGTAGCGTATTATGTGAATGCAAATGACAAGCAGACAGCAAGAAATTACATAGAAACCTGGGGGCCTAAGATTCCAGGTTATAATGTTGTAGCAGGATTACAGCAGCTGACAAATGAAAAACCCACACCCTCAGTGAATTCAGAACCCATTGCAGCAACACCCACAGTGGAAAGTAAAGCAGTAGAGGAATCAACACCAGCACAGGCAACTACAGCATCTGCAGGGGTTACAACCCCATCAAATACTGATGAAAATACTAATAAGGAGGAATAAATAATGTATTTTGGTAAGAATCAAGAACTTATAGATGAAATGGATATTTTAATGAACGATTCGGTGCGGATGTATGTTGCAGTACCACACACCAGAGAAGCACTTCTTGGAACTATTGACGGAACAAATAAACTATTTACTTTAAAGGATTATCCGTTATATCCACAATCCCAGGTCAAACTCACACCGAGCATTGCAGATATCATAGTAGAAGGAGTATTAGCATCAGGTACACCACCAGTAAATGCTTACACTGTTTTAACTGCATCAGCAATAAATGAAATCACTGATGTACCTACTGGTGATCAAGTTCCTGGAGCTGTTGAATTAGCCACAGCACCCGCAACCATAGCAGCCACTAGTATAGTGGGAACTTTCTTTGAACAGATAGAACCTTTTGTAGCTCAAGATATTACTCCAACTGTTAAACAGGATGATAAAGAAATTAAAAGGATTGGTTCAGTGAATATCATGCATGGTTACGGTTCGATTGATTATAAAATCAAATCTGATCAGATTATCAGTAATGATTCTGTGCAGTTAATTAACAAGCTTCTTTATGGACCTTACACTGGAAATGATACGGTAGAAACTGGTTTCACAGCTGCCCAGCAGTTACCAAAACCAATCAGCTTAAAAGGACATATTCCAATCACCGATGACTACGATGACGTTATAGGTGTTTTCAAGTTTGACAAGTGTAAAATAAGCCCAGACCTGCCCGGATTCAAGCAAGGAGACGCGGGTAAATTTACAATCGATATGAGCGTACAAACCACACCGGTATTGTTAACTCCAATTGCTGCTTAAAAAATCCATCTTTAATTATTTTTTTTTAGAAGGGCTACTTAATTCTTTTTTTATTTTATACTACTGAATATTAACTTAAAACTTTTTTTATTAAAACATTTTAAAGAATAAAACATGAAGGAATAAAGAATGTATAAAGATGAATTTGAAGAACTAAAAAATAATATAACAGATGAAGATGCATGTAATATAATTGAATCAGTTGTTAAAGAACTTAAAGACCCTGATAGAATCAAAATAGTTGGGAAACTATATTACAGCAAATATCCTTTAAGTATTTACACTATTGCAGAGGAGTTGGTAAATCATTTGAATGCACTGGAAAACTTAGGGATTATAGCTAAAACTGATAAGAGTAGTCATGAGAATCAGAAATATTATTTAACTGAATTTGGACAGAAATTATTTAAATTAGATAAAGATGCTCAATTAAAAAAGTTGAAGAAAGCACATAATAAATTCCAACATAAAGCAAAAGAAATAGAGGATAAAAAAAGAAATGAAGAGGTTATTTTAGATGGTAACTATTCCAAAACTATTTAGAGAACAAACGATTGAATTGAACGGAAATGAAATAAAACTTCGCGGATTTAGAGGATCTGATTATGTCCATGTTGATATGATGGATGAAATAAGAAACAAACACATAAGACTGGAAGGAATGATTAATAGATTAGTTACAGCCACAGATGAGAATGGGCAAGTAATATATGATGAATTCATAGATAGTACTGGCATTAAACAGCGAGTTCCTAAAATAATGGCAGATACTGATCTTACCGATAGTGAGATAGAAGAGCTGCATAAATTAACTGATGAAACCCTTAAGTTAACAAAGGATTTCAGAGATATTAGATCGAAGGTTGCCCAGCGAGGAATTAAGCGGTTTTATTATCAGGAGTTAAACACTGATGAATTAGATAAAGTTGAAGATATAGAATTGGATGAAATTGACGAATCAACTATTTATAATACCATGAATTCAGTGTCACGTAAAAGAAGACAACCGTCAGCAGAGGATGGTAAGGGAAAGCAGGGAAAAGGAAAACCCTCGAAGAAAGAATCGAAGACTTCAGAGAATTAGTTATTAAAATAGCTGTTCAAACTGGATGGAGTATTGAATATGTTTTAGAATTAGAGTTACTCACGATTTATGATATTATAGCACCGAAAGATAGTAAAGGTAAGCCTAAGAAAACTAAAGAAGAACATTTAGCTTCTTTAAAACGTTTAGATCATAATTATAATAAGTTTGTCCATAAACTAAAAGAGAAACAAAACTAAATTTTGAGATGATTCACTATTTTGACTTATTGTAAAATGTGCGGAAAATGCTGTAACCCCGTAACAATGACGGATTCCTTAGAAAAAATTAAACAAAGAAATAAAAAAAGATTTCCAAATGGCTTAACTAGTGAAGACAGGTTCATAGACAATGACACATTTATCGAGTCATTCTGGAAGCCATTAACAGAAAAAGAAATTTCAAAATTAGATCTAACTAAAGATCAAAGGAATATGGATTTTTTTAAATGTGAATTCTTCAAGGATAATAAATGTACCAACTGGAATAAAAGACCTCTAATCTGTAAATATTATCCATTATACCATATTCCATATATGGATTTTTTAATTGATGATTGTGGTTATAAGAATAAATTAAAAGAAGTTTTGAATGAGCATTATGATATAAGGACTGATTTAATTAACTTAACTAATGATGTGGAAGGAATATTGGATTAAAAATTATTTTTTATTAACTTTTTTTTCTACTATAATAATATTCCCCCTTATGAATATTATGAATAATATTTTCTTATTTTTTAATATTTAACATTTCCTATCTAATTTCTGGAGAGTGAAAACATTACAGATAAGAGTTTGGGTATAGAAGTTACAGCGGATATTCAGGACGCTTTAGATGCTTTAGGAAATTTAAAGGGCGCTTTAGATAGTTTACCTGAAACAGTTAACCCTGAAGTTGATCTCGAAGATGATGATGCTCAAACAAAAATAGATGATTTTAACTCTGATTTACAAGATATTGATGGTGAGGATGTTGAGCCTGAAATCGATATTGGTGGTGATGGACTTGACCAAATCCAGACAATCCAAACCACATTAGATGAAGTTAACGGTGAATCAGTAGAACCGGATCTTGAATTAGGTGGAGATGGACAGAATGAAATTCAGACTATTCAAACTACATTAGATAGTATCAATGGTGAGGAAGTAGAACCTGATATAACCTTAAATGATGATGCTGAAACTCAAATTGACAGTATTAAGACTGATTTGGAGGATATTAATGGTGAAACGGTTACTCCGGAGGTTAATGTTGATGGCGATGCTATAACAAACTTACCAGCTATAAGGGATGATATAGAAAGTTTACCAGCCACTCAAGAAATTGAATTAGATCTTACAGGAGATGTTGAAACTCAATTACCAGCAATAAGAGATGATGTAGAGAGTTTACCAGCCACACAGAGTATTGAGATTGAAGAAACCGGAAATGCAGATTCTCAAATTGAAACAATTAAAGACGATGCCGAATCCATACCTACTACTATAGATATTGATGTTGAAACTGATGCTGGTGATGCTGATAGCCAACTAGAAAATACTAAAAATGATGCTGATGATTTAAGTAATTCTGAAGGCGATGCTGGTCAAGCGGGTGAACAGGCTGGAAGTGATATTAGCGATGGTATGGGTGTAGCAGCTACTGGAATAACAGCGGTTAGTGCAGAAGCGGAAAATTTGACACAGCAATTATATGAAGATCAAACCGCTATGCAACAATTAGCAATATTCACCGGTGAAACCAATCAGCAGATGACTACATTAGTTAATAATGTTACAAGTGCTTCCGTTTCTCAGCAATATGCTGAACAATATATTCAAACACTCATGCAGTTAGGAGTTCCTAATGATTTACTTCAGAAAAATGCGGAGGAATTAGCTAAAATCGGAGAAGCCACAGGCAATGACGCTGAAACTACCTCAGCTTTCGCTCAGACTGTGGTGGCGTTGGGTGGTGATGCTCAGGATATGGGTGATTATCTTGGAATGGCTGGGTATGAGCAGCAGAACTTCGTAGGAGGTCTTCAAAACTTCTCGCAGATGGCACCGATGTTCGCTGTTCAAATGAGTGCGATGGGATTTAGTACGCAACAATCAGCGGTGATAATGGCTGATATGAGTCAGAAAACCGGTGGAACTAGAAAAGGAATGATGGCGTTAATGACCGCTGCGAATGGAAGCGGAGCTGCTTTATTAAACGAATTGAATACTACTACTCCAGCAGTTAATACTCAAGCGGATTCTTTCGGTAACTATACGAATAAAGTTAATGAAGCATCATCTGCAGATGAGAACAATCAATCATGGGTAGCTCAACTACAAACAGAGTATACTAAACTAATGCTTACTTTAGGAGATATCGGACCAGAGATTCTCACAATAGCTGGAGCTATTGGTACGTTGGTTGCAGGACCATCAGCGGCTGCATGGCTTGCTGATAAACTATTCCAAACGGATTTCCAAACTGCTTATAATGATTGGTTAAAAACTAAATTAGAGCCAGTTACAGATTTGATGAAAAGTGCTTTGCAGAAAGCAGGAGTAGATATAGGCGATTCCGCAGAAGATGCAGGTAAAACAGTAGATAATGATGTAGGAAAAGCAACAGAGGATATGGGGAATAGTTTTAAAAGCGGTTTTAATTATGTGAATGAAACTATTGAGAATGCTGGAGATGAATTAAATTTCAGCGATATAGGTGAAAGATTTGATACTGACTTTGTCGATGTTGGAAATGGTATAAAGAGTGGAATTAGTGATATTGGTAGTACAATTAAATCAGGATTAGGAAATGTTGGGAATACAGTTACAGACGGTGCAAATTCGCTTAAATCTGATTTTGATTATATTGGCAGCTCAATTAAAACATCAATTGGTGACTGGAAAGACGGTTTTTCAGGTGCTGATGATGGCGTTATCGACATGTTCAAGAATTTAGATGGAACATGGGAAGCTCAATCTCCAAATTTCTTAGAGAAAATTGTAACTTTCGGTAAGAATATTACCGGAGATTTAACAGATGGAATTAATCTTCCAGATTTATCCAGTTTAGGAGGTAAAATTCCGGATAGTTTAACGGAAGGAATAGGTTCTAAAGTTGGAGATTTAATTCCCGGTGTTGGTGAAATATTAGCTGTGGTTACTACCGGTATTCAGGGAGTTTATGGTTATACTCAGAATACGAAGGAAGGACCAATAGGGGTTATGTTAGGTCTGTGGGGATTATCATTACCAGCTCCTTTAGAGAAGATTGAAAGTTTATTAAGTTCGGATAGTATTTTGTCAGGTCTTTTAGGACCAGGTCAGGGGGAGAAAATAACTAGTCAGCTTAATCAAACTTTCAATGTTCCTATAATGAATGCTTTAAATCCGATTCCAGGAGAGGTTGAAAAAGATTTAAGTGGAATACCATCAGCAATAACTAATGCTTTCAAAGGAAGTGGTGGTAATCCGTTAGCTGGTTTACAAACTGATTTCGATAACGGACTTAACGGTATTAAATCAGATGTAACCGGTTTTGTTAGTTGGATTAGCGGAGAACCTATGAAGATGACTTCATGGAAATGGAGTAATGTAACTGGAAATATAGGGGATATAATAGGTGGAATAGAGAAGGATTTAGGTGGATTACAGAGTTGGGTAACTAGTTTTAAATTACCGTCCAGTTATCAGTTAGGACAGGATTTAGTAGTAGGATTAACTGATGCTGTTTGGGGAATAGTAGATGCGGTTAAAGATATTGAAGGCGGATATAATGATTTAAAATCTTTCTTAGGAAAACTGCCTAGTGAAATATCAGCCGATGCGAATAATATTTGGAAAAGCATAACCGGTGGATTAAGTGAAGCCGAGAAAGATATAACCGGCGGTATTAAAACAGTTGAAGCCGATTTTACAAACTTTGAGAGTGATATTAAGAAAATACCTAGTGAAATAGAAGCTGATGCTAAAAATATTTGGAATGGACTGGTAGCTGGATATAATGATGTTAAAGCAGATATTTTAGGTGGAATAAATGATGTTAAGAAAGATTTCACAGATTTTGAAAGTTGGATTACTAGTATTCCTAGTCAAATTGAATCCGATGCTCGGAATGTTTGGAATGGATTAGTAACTGGATATAATGATGTTAAAGCAGATATATTTAATATACCTAATGAGATTAAAAAGGATATAACCGATTTTGAAAGTTGGCTTACCGGTATTCCGGGGCAGATTGAAACTGATGCAGAAAATATTTGGAAAGGATTTGTTACTGGAATAAAAAATGAAGAATCAGCCATAGAAACTGAAATAAGTAATTTAGAAACGGATTTCTGGAATGATGTTAAATGGATTGAAGATTTACCAGATGAAATGTTAAAATATGGAGAAGGGGTTATAACTGGTTTTATTCAGGGAATGGAAAACAAAGTTCCCGGATTAAATCAAGCATTAGCAGCTTTATCCGCATTATTTCCACATAGTCCTCCAGAAACAGGACCATTAACTGATGTAAATTCAGATAATATGACAAATTATGCAGATACATTGATGAATGGATTCATAACCGGCGTAACGAATAATATAACTGGAGTTTTAAATGCTTTAAAAACTATTGCTAGCTTATTCCCTCACAGTCCAGTAGAATCCGGACCACTGGCGGATGTTACTCCTGCGAATATGACTTCTCTCGGTATAGATTTAATGGGTGGATTAGCATCTGGAATAACCAGCGGATCGAGCCAGGTTACTTCTGCCCTTCAAACGGTGCAATCCACTGTTAATAATAATTTAAATAGTAGCTCCGGTGGTTCCAGCAGTAATTCCACATTAATTAGTGATGCAACCACGGCTTCTAGTGCGGTCAGCCAATTAGCCACCGCAGCCCAAACCGCCAGCGGAGCATTAATTCAAACAGCAACCACCAGCACATCTGTGGCAAGCAGTTTAAATCAGTTAATAACGAATACTGCAACTCCGATTTTATCCGCAATTGAACAAGCGAATGTAGCTGCGAATGCGGGAGCTACTACTCAACAAGTAACAGTGAATTTCCATCCTAATAGTATTCAATTACCGGAGGGAGTTACACCTGATTCAGCGAGAGCTATTGCAGGAGCTTTCGGAGATGAAGTAGCGAAAAGAATAAACAGAGGAGCAATCAGCAACGGTTTGAAACCTTATAGTATTTATAATAATCCTAATTTGCATAAATAAATAAACTTTTTGGAGGAAGAAAATTATGGGAAGTTACAGTATATATTTAGATAACAAAATTTTAGGACATATTGTCGGTAAAGCAGCATATACTATGCCAGAAGCGTTTTTAGCAGTCAGTACAGCTAATCCTACCAACAGTGGTTCAGGATTAGCTGAACCGGTGGGTAATAGTTATGCTAGAATAGCTACTGCTGCGGGTGATTGGAATACTCCTACTAGTGGAGCGATAAGTAATGCGAATGCTTTTAATTTTCCCGCTGCAACCGGAGCATGGGGTACAATAGCTTACTTTGCTTTAATGGATGCTTTAACTGCTGGAAATGTTTTAGCTTATGGTCAATGCCTAGATGCATCGGGAAATGTAACTACTAAAGTAATTGGAAACGGAGATATTCTAAGTATAGGAGCGGGAAGTTTAGTTATAACTCAGGTTTAAAAAATTTAATCATTCTTTTTTGTTATTATAAATCTTTTTGAGTGAATAAAATATGCCAATATCAATCTCAACAATCCAACCTTATAATCAGGTTAGTGGAGGAGCAGTAGGTTATGATTCTACAACTAGTTTAAGTGCTTTATATATTCAAGCAGTTTTAAATAATTTTGAGGGAAGAGTTAATAGACCTATAACTCAATCAGTGGGTAGATGGGATATTAATTTCAGATTGGATAATTCCGGTTCTAATTTTTTTGAATATATATTTTTATCAAGTTCAAGTAATTCTCCAGTCAGCGGTTATGCATTACGAGCTATTGTAGGTTCACCTAATACAGCAGCTTTGATTTCAATTGATGGAAGTTATAATGAAACCGTTTTATTAACAACTACATTGAGCAATCCGAATGCTGCTCATACAATGAGCGTTAGTCGTGATGTTGATGGTAATTTCCAGTTCTGGCTTGACGGTGTAAGTGTTGGAACAGTTCAAGACACAACTTATACAAGTTTCACATACGATTGGATGCGACTTTGGAGTGGTTCAGGAACGAGTACAGCTTATATCTTCAGTTTAAAATTTAATGGAGTTTATGTTAATGATTGGGATGGTGTTGAATTACTTCCTTATGTTGGTGTTTGGGGTAATTATGGAGTAAGCGTTGATCCAGTTACTAGTGAAGATGTTTTATGGTTAGGTGCAGTTCAAAGTAGTTCTCAAGGTTATTTATCAAGAGCTATCACCGAGTTTACTGGAGAGTGGACTGTAAATTTCAGGATGGATAGTAGTTTTAATAATTCGTTTTATTATGAGTTTTTAGCTGGTACTAGTGGGGTAGGGCAGAGTATAGATTCAAGTTATGCTATTAGAGCAAATGTAGGTGGAGATGGACTTGCAGCATTAGTAAAAACAGACTCCGCAGGTACTGAAACAACTTTACTTTCCACTTTATTTAGTAATCCAAATGCTATCCATATGATGAGCGTTAGTCGTGATGTTGATGGTAATTTCCAGTTCTGGCTTGACGGTGTAAGTGTTGGAACAGTTCAAGACACAACTTATACAAGTTTCACATACGATTGGCTTAGAGAATGGAGTATAAGTGGTGGTGGAAGTCCTAATGTTTATATTAATGGAGTTCAGAAAGATGGAATTAATATTATAGGTTCTATACCTACAAATTGTGATTTTAATGTATCAAATCAAAGTAATGTATCTTGTGAATTTCAGGCACAAACTAATATTCATGCAAATATTTTTAATTATAGTGCCATAGATTGGTATCCTCTAATCCATTTAAATATTCTTAAACAAAGTGGAAATCCAATCGTATCGTGTACTACTGTTCCCGGAAACAATGTAGAGGGAAATATAGGCTGTCCTAGATTAATTAATATCAATGGACAATTACGGATGTACCTACTTGAAGGGTATGTTTCAGGAGTTTGTGAAATAGGATATGTGGTAGGAGATTCAACACTACAAAATTGGGAAAATGACTCCGGACCATTATATAATTTCACATCAGGCAGCGTTGGAGAAAGAATTGGTAATATTATAAAGATAGGTGATCTTTATTATATGTATCAAGGAACTGAACCTGCTACCAATATATATGTATCAACATCTCCTAATGGAATTAACTGGACACCCATATCAAGTCCTGTGCTTTCTGCTGACAGCGGTATTGGTGAACCCTGCATAAACCTTCCTTATGTAATAGAATTTAACGGTACATATTATATGTACTATACTAATTACAATGGTTCATATTTACATCCTTATCAACATAAAGTTGCTACTAGTCCAGATGGACTTAACTGGACTAAAGTAGGTTTTGTAAATCAAATCGGTGGAAGTGAAGATTGGGATAGTACATTTATTGAAGATAAAAGCGTCTATTATGATGGAAATAATTATCTTCTTGTATATGAAGGGTATAATGGAACTCAATGGTGCGTAGGTCTTAGCATAAGCAGCAGTCCAACAGGACCATTCACTAAATCTTCTATTAACCCTATTTTAAGACCTAGCGGAGTTCCCGGAACTTTTGATCAATATCATGTAGCTACACCGTTATTATATGAATCTGGAGGAACACTTTATTTATTTTATCAGGGATGTAATTATCCTACTTATAATAGTAATAGTGCTGTGTGGGATATAGGATTAGCAATAGTAAAATCATTATCTCCTGTTGAGATGACACTAGGTTTTGATATAGAGAATGAGAGCGATGTATCTTGTGAATTTACATCTCAAAATTTATATCCGGTTATTGGGGGAAGTTTATTAAATCAAAGTGGAATAACTGGAGAATTTTACACTAAAGCATTTATTAAAGGAGATATAAGTAATGATAGTGTATTGAGTTACCAGATGGTTTCCGGTATCGTGCATATAAAAGCATTGATAGCGAATACGAGTATTTTACAATCAAGGTTTACTCAGAATTATAATTTTAATTTAATAATAAGTAATGTAGGTGCTATGTATCCTCTGCTTTTAGGAGATATGGTTTATTTCTGCGGAGAAGTATATAATGTGAGTAATTTCAATCCTATACTTCCATCAACTACTTATTATTTAATTGAGAATGTTTCTGGAACTGAAATTTCGGGATTAACTTTTGAACCAGCGTATCAGGGAAGTAATAGTGCTGTTCAAACTATAATATTGCAGAGTATTGAAGGAAGTCCTGATTTAACTGTGAATATATCAGCTTCTAGCGGTTTAGTTCCTACGGAACTTCAGAATGCAAGTGAGAATAGTTATGAATATGTTAATTTAAGTAGCACTGGAGATACTGGTGATTGGCATGATACTTTAGAAGTAACCATTCCATCGGGAGGATCTGTTAAATTTTATATTCAAGCAGATATACCAGCGAATGCGGTTGCTGGAGGGTGGATGTGCAGTTTGAACACGACTGCAACGGTGAATAGTGGTACTTATTCTCAAAATTTAATTTTAGGTGGAACTACTTTAACCGGTAATCCAGTTATAGCTACCGGTGGAACTCCAAATGTACCTGTTATCGCTGAAATGGGGAATGTTAATTATAATGCTATTACGAAGTTTACTATTACGGATAAGATTAATGTAGCTGCGAAAACTTTTGAAATAGATTACAGCACAGCTTTAACGCCGGAAGAGTTTGAAAGTGGTACGCAGGTTATTCTAGCTCAGGAGGATACTACTATGCTTAATGGAAGTATTCAGGATGCTGAGGAAGATGGTAATCCGGGAAACCATACATTTGTTTTGACTGGAAGAGATCAAGCTCAGGCATTGGTGAATCAAAGTTTTACTGCGGCGATTAACTGTCCGGTAGCTCCATCTGCTTCGGGTGGTGCGGTGTTAGTAGGTTTTTATACTTATCCTCAACTTTTGAACATGATATTAGCAGGTACACCTATTCAAGTCGGTTCAAGTGTTAATATTTCAGATCAATGGAATAGTAGTCTTTCTTTTTGTGGAACTTGGAGTACGAAGAAAATTGCATTAGATTATTTATTTTATCTAATAGCTCAAAATACAGGACAAGAATTAGAATGGTTTATTGATAATGATGGTTTTCTGCAAACTTTCGATGTAAGTAATCCGGGAGCGGTAGCTTTATATTTACACATGGATGATCCAGCTATTCGCACTCTTAAATTCGTTGATAATAGTGAGAATGTGGTTAATAGGATTACAGCTTATGGAAGTACGAATAATAGTATTTCGGTTACGGTTAATGATCTGGCTAGTCAGGCGATTTATGGAATTATAGAAGGTCCAGATTTGCAGGATTGTAGTTTAACAACGGAAACGGAGGTTCAGGCAGCAGCAGAAGCTCAACTAGCTTTAAATTGTAATCCTGTTTATACTGCGACAATAGTTTTACCTCAATTTCCGGGAGCGGTGGCTGGTCAGCCGGTTATGTTTCCGGGGCATCCTAAGTATGGGAATACTGTTTTTATAATTAGTGAGGTGTTAAGAACAGGTGTTCAAGCGAATTATACTACTACAATTACTGCTACGACTGATCCTAATGTTATAAGTCCTATGGAGAGTTTTGATATGGTTCAGATTGTAGCTCAGAATGCGGTAGCTCAGAATCTTCCTCAAGTTGGAGTAGTATCAGCGGTGGGTGATGGTGTGGCTACAGTTAATACGGTAGGTGGAGTTGTTTCTGCTAATACTTTGGATCAAACTGTTTCGGATTCGGATTCATCCAGTTCTAGTTCTAGTTCAAGCAGTTCTGGTGGTTCATCGTTAAATGCATTAGATTGAGGGGTAATTTTAGATGGTTAATAATAATGCGGATACGATATTAGTGAATACTCCCGGAGGGGTGATAGCTGTTCAAAGTGCTAATTTAGTTCAGGGAAATAAGGTTTTATTATTTAATACTCCGGGTGGTCAGATTGCTTATGATGGAGGGAATTTGAGTGTTGGAGATAATGCTTTAGTTGTAAATACTCCTTGCGGTCAGATTGCGGTGGGTGATGGAGCTGAATCTGCTTCAACTACTCCTCCAACTACTCCTCCAACTACACCTCCAACCACGCCTCCTACTACTCCCCCTACTCCACCTTCTCCTCCATTTCTTCCTCCTTTTAATCCTCCCGGTGGTGGAGGCGGAGGTTCTGGCGGTGGTGGCTCTGGCGGCGGAGGTGGAGGTGGCTCTGGTGGAGGTGGCTCTGGTGGCGGAGGTGGAGGCGGCTCTGGCAATCCGGGATTAAAACTGCCTAATGGTCAGGAAGTTTGGTGTATAAATCTTTCTATGGGTTTTGACCAGCCGGTTGTGCCTGAAGGTTCTTATGGTGAAGATAAAATTCAGTTAGGGAATGTTATTTTCTTCTGGCAGGGAAATGGTCATATTTGTATTCAATCCACCTGTCCTTTAATGTTCCCTTCGGAAGCAGATATGACTCCTGATATATGGGTAGATGATGCGTTAGTTGTATCTAATAATAATTTATTAGTTGAAGGGAACGATGCATATTTAACAGCGGGTACTAGTGAGCGTGGTCCTCAGTTTGGTCCTTCAGACGTTGATCCAGAAATTCCTTTATATATTACTTCCATTTGTCAGGTAGGACTTAATAGTCTTAATTTTGTAATTTTGGATTACTGGGGTGATCGGATAGGTTGTAGTCCTCTTTATGTTGTTCTTAATGATTGAAAAAATAGAAATTTAATATAGGAGAAAAATTTCATGGTTGGAACTTATCTTGATTGGAGTATTGGCGGTTTAGTACCTACTTGGATTGTTGATGTGAAATGGGGTTTCGGAGGAGCTTCTAGTAGTTCAGGTTCTAGTGCGGGAAGAGCAGATAGTACGGTTACGCTTCATTGTGCTACTAAGACAAGAGATGAAATTGAAACATTTAAAACTTTAATGACACCGGTTTTTACTAATACTAATCTATTGAATGGTGGAACAGATTTACAGGTTACTCCAGATGGTCAAATATTAACTATTGTGAATGGTTCTTATACATGGAATGGAATCATCTCAAGTGTTCAATTCGATGAAGATGAATACGCTACCATTGATGGGGATGCTGCGATTGAATTTGATATTATATTAGAATTGCAGAGAGGAGCGGGTGCTATTAGTGAAAATGTTGCTTGTGTTCCTGCTCAGATGACGGATAATGCTATTCAAATCAGTGCTGGATTCGATCAGCCGGATCAGATGATAGGTGAAAAGATTGATTTGGGAAGTACGCCGGGTGGAGTTACGATTAATGGAGATTTTAATACAGGGTGTGTTTGTTTTAATTGGGATGGAACTGGTAGAGTATTTATAGTTTCTGATCCAACTGCTGATCCGACTACTAATACTATTTTTACTGATGATGCGATGACTGTTACTAATAAAACTAATAGTCAAAGTTTGTATGCAACTAGTGGAAATGTAGGGAATGGTCAAGCTCAATATCCTGCTCCGGAGATAACTTCAATTCTTCAAGCGGGAAATAATTGTGTAAATGTTGTAATTCAGGATTTATATGGTGATTTAATCGGTTGCAGTGCATTATATATTGTGCAATATGAAGGTACTGGAAGTGGTTTATCAAGTGGAACTGGAACAGGAAGCGGTTCAGGTTCTGGAGGTTCGGGTTCAGGGAGTAATTTGGTTAAAGTGCAGATTACAGCAGGATTTGCTAGTACTACAGAAGTTCAGGGGAATGATTGGAATGTAGGAAAGTTTACTTTTAATTGGAATGGTCAGGGAAAGATTTATTTAGCCAGTCAGCAGGAAGTTTCGAATCCCACCTTGGATTTTATTCAGTTCTTCGAAAGTGCTACCATAGCAGGTAATTTAGGTGCTATTGCCACCGGTAATAATGTTATTCCTGATTTTGACATTACTAGTATTTGTCAAACAGGTAATAACACTATTGATATTACAATTCACAGTTCAGGTAATGCTACTATTGGTTCGGGTCCTTTGTGGATTATTCAGATAAATTCTTAAAGGTTTTTTTATATTCTTTTTTTGAAGTTAATAAGGTAGATATGAAAACAACATTTTTAAATTAGTTAATCCATGTTTAATCCTCTAAAGTTAATCCTATTGTATCTTGAAGTCTTAAGAAGTCTTCCCAATCCAAAAAAATATAATATTCCATCTCCTCATAATTACTAGATTCAAATTTAAAACTTGTCCCTTCTTCCATTATCTTATCAACAGTTTCTTTTAATTCATCATAATCCTTAAAAATTAATTTAATCGTGTCTTGTGTCGGATAATCATGTTCCATCCCCAAATCACCCCTATTTTTACCCTTTTTTAATCTGGACATTCTCCTTCTATTAATCGTCTTCCCATAAAATTTTCCCTTTTCCATGAAAATAACTCGTTAAAACTAATCAATTCTTTAATCATAAATTCAAATTCTTACCCTAAATCACATTTGCGTTTGTTTATCTTTAAATCTAGGGTATAGAATTCAATTTTATGATTTATTTTCTTTTTAAGATGATTTAATTCTTCAGAAGTTAATGAATCATCTACATCAAAACATAACTTGCCCAT